CTTTGTAAACTATATCAATTCCATTCTTAATAGTCAAATTATAAAATGTATTTTCTTTTAAATCAAAAACTTCTGTTGCAATTAAATAATAATTATTTAAGAAAAAATTAGCTTCTATTGTAGCTTCTACATTAGTTGTTTCATTTCTTAAAACAATAGTTGTGGCTTTTAATTCTCTTGGAATAAAAGTTATGCTTTGTGGTTCTGTTTGTTGTTTTAAGATTATCATAAAATATTTTTATAATAATAATTTAAAGATAAAATTGTTTTAAAAAAAAAGAGTATCACATTATCTGCAATACTCTTTTAAAAAAAAACAAACAATAATATTAAGACACAACTCCTTCAACAATAGAAGCTAATATTCCTGTGGTTAATGGTCCCGTTACAAAATTCGCAGGAACTAACTCCATACCTGAAAATTCAAGTTTATATCCACTCATATCTCCCATAGCAGCACCTGTTGAAATATTAGCTGTTACTAAATCCATTCCTTTAGTTAAACCAGCCATAAAAAATACATTGTTATTAGTTTCTACAATGATTTGTGGTCTACCGTAGGATAATAATTTCAATTGTTTATGGTCAGCAATAGTTAATTTTTTAATATCTAATGTTAATTTTTGGTCTACAAATGTAGTTCCATTATCTCTTGAACTTGTAACAGTTTGTTCAAATGTAGAAGTTCCTTTTAATTCGTATTTATAACCAACAGGAGTTCCACCTAAAGCAGTTATAACATCTTCTTGTCCAGCAGTTGCTGAATAAGTTACCGTTGTAGCATCTCCCCAATTAATGAAGTAAACCGCTTTTAATCCTCCAACTGAATCTTTACACTGTTCAGTACGTCCTAATGATATATCGCAAGGCATAGTTTTATTTTTTTAAAGTTAATAAAAAAGGGTAGGCAATTTTACCTACCCTTTGTTAAAATAACAATACTAATTATTAGTTAGCAGCGTTTGTGATACCGTAAGTAGTAATATCAGCAGCAACTCCGTATTGAACTGCAGCAGTAAATCTCATAACAACTCTTACATTTTCAGAACCATCGATGTCAGCCATATCAATTACTTTGACTTCATTGTTATCAGACAATAAACCAGTTCCAAAAAACAAGTTAGATTTTTGAGCGGCAATAGCAACAGTTGGAGCTAAACCATTCGCAACAAAGATTTTGATACCATCAAAAGAAAGTGAACCATTGTTGAACCATTGTGTTCCCATAGTGTTTGTACCATTAGCACCTAAGCCCGATGCTCCAAAACCACCTAACGCTCTTATGTATGCTCTTGCTGTTGCCTGAGAAATATATAGATACAAATCTTCTTTTCCGTAAAGAGAAGCAGGGATAGCATCAACAAGTTTACCAAGTTCAGCAATTACAGTAGCAGCAGAAGTAATGTTTGTAGAAGTAGCAGCAACTTCTTGTGCAGCAGGTAATCCAGCATCAACAGTTAACAATGCAGTAAATCCGTCAAATTCTCCAGCATTAGCATTAACACCTTTCCAAATGTTTTGCTCTGTTTTTTCAGCAACTTTAGCAACAACGTGTGCTAAAAGAAAATCAGCAAATGCTGGTGGCAAATTATCAAATGCAGAATATCCCATTTGAACTGCTTCCCAATCTGATTTAAAATCTTTTTTACAAAGTTGAAGATTTACTTGAAATTCTTCAGGTTGTATAATTTTCTCTGTAAGTGTTACAGTAGAAGATGCATCAAAATCACAAGTTGCGTTTTTAACAATTGCATCAGTTGCAATTCTTTTAAGAACTTCTTTGAATTTGATATTTGGTTTTACTTCAATACCGCCATTTGCGATAGTAGAACCTGAGAGCAATGCTGCAGAAATGTATTTTCCAGCAAATTCACCTGTATAGGTGGTAGTAATTGATGTTACAGTTGGCATAGTTTATTATTTAAAAAGTTTAGCCATAACAATATCTTGTGTTGTCATTTGGCGATTAGGTGATAATTTTTGTAATTTTACTTCATTTTTAGATTCAGGAGAATGTGTTAATGGTTCAACAATAACTTCTGAACTTAATTCTTGTTTTGGAGTTTTTAATTCTAAAATTTGTGCTTGCAATTTTTCAATTTCAGCAAAAAACATTTCTTTAGAAACTGATTCAACAATTCTTTTTGGAGCAGTTGGTGTTGCTTGTGCTTCAACTTCTACTTCAACTTCTGCTTCAGGAGTTTCTTCTTCTACAACTGCCATTTCTTTAATTTCAGCAATAATACCTTCAACAGCTACAACTAGAATCATTCCATCTTCTAATTCATATTCTCCAATTGGCATAGGAATTTTTTCCTCACCATTCACGATAAAAACGGATTGTTCTGGTTCAAACATTTCTGCTTCTATAACCGTAACTCCATCTTTAAGTTTCATTTGAGCGAGTTTTATCTCCATACCCAAAAGAGTTTTGATTTCATTTATTACATTCATATTTATTACATTTTTTTTATTAATTAATATTATTTATTTTTGTTATAAATTAGCCATTAGTTCTAACAGTTGTTCTCACTCCATCTACAATAGTAACTGTACTTGTAGATTGTGAAACTAATGAACCAATTCCTTGTTCTGATAATTCTCCATTGCAACATTTTTGAGAATATTTACCATCTGCACATAAACAACCACGTTTTCCACCTTTTGGTGAACTTGTTTTATTTTCCATTTTTATTAATTATTGATTTAATTTTTTCTATTAATTAATTTAAATTTATTTTGTTTTAATTACCCGATTGTAGCACTTTTAACTATATTCCTATCTAAACCTTGTTGAGTTGTAACTTCATTTGAAACAACATATGCTTTTATTGGTTGTTGTTCTTTATTTCCTATTGTTTGTGCTAATTGATTAGTAGAACTTGCACCAACAACGTTGAAAGATGGAGCAGAAGCAGTACGACCAACATCACCACCAGCACTAGGAGCAGAACCACCACCGCCACCTCTTGGAGTTTTAACTGCTAAAATAGATTTAACATTTTTAATACCTGCAGCAATTGCTAAACCTGCATTTATTGGTGCTAATACTGGTCCGACAAATGGTATTCCAACAGTAGCGTCGTATGCTTTTTGAGCAGAACTAAACGTATTGATTGTTGCACTTGCTACGGCTGCCGCTTTTCCTGCAGCAGTTTCTTTTCCTAATAAATCAGATATTTGAGACAATGTCGCAGCTACTGCATCAACTGCAGCTAATTTATTTTGTTTTTCTAATTCTGTAATTTTATTTTTAGCATCGGCATTTGCTTTAGCATCAGCAGTTGATTTAATTGCTTTATCTGCTTCAGAAGCAAAATATTCAGTGTCTAATTGAGCTAATTTTCTTTTGTGTTCTTTTTCTATTTCTTCAATAGATAAACCTTTATTTAATAAATCTAATTTTTTGGCTTCAAAATCGGCATTTTCTTTTTCAACTTTAATTTGATTTTCAGTTTTTAAAGCATCTTCATTTGCTTTTTTTGCATCAGCAATTAATTTTTCAGACGCTTCATATTCTTCTCTTGCTTTTTCACCTTGTCTTCCAATTAATGCTTGGCGTTCTTCTTCTAATTCTTTTGCTTTTGCAATTGCATCTTCTTTTGCTTTATCAGCTGCAGTATTATTTTTATCTGATATTTCTTTATTATGATTAGTTTGCTCTTGTCTTATTTCAACATTTTGCTTTCTAATTATATTGCCCTTTTCAGCATTTGCATCATTTAAATTTTTTGTTTGTTTACCAAATTCTTCTAATGATTTTTGTGTTATTTCTTCTTGTGATTTTATTTGTTCTTCATCAGCATCTGATGCTTTTAAACTTGCTAAAGCATTTAAATTTTTATGATATGTATTTTTAGCTATTTCTCTACTTGAATTTGCAAATGCTATTTTTTCATCAATTAATTTTAATTCTAATTTTCTAATTGCAGCAGTAGAAGCACCTAAGCCAGCGGGCAGTGTTATAGGGGCTGCGGTTGTAGGCAATGCCCCAGTAGCCACGGCAGTAGTTGTCGCCGCCTTTGGTGGGCTAATTGCCGCGCTCACCTCTTTTACAGTAGGCGGGCGGCCTAACTGACTGGTTAACTGAGCCTGTACTTGACCATAAGTGAGAGCCATAATTTACCTTTAAGCCACGCTAGGGTTGATGGCGCCTAACAATGCAGATGCCCAATCAAACCAATTATCAAACCCAACAGGGCCAGGAATGCCTTCGTTCGTGAACACATCAATCGCCTTCAAACCACGAGCCCACTCGGTCCAGTCCATGCCTGGCGTAGGGATAGAGATTTGATTAGCCGCATACTGCTCAACCATAAGACACGCCCAAGAGTCAAAAGTGTGATACCTAGGGTCATAAACTAGCGGAGGGCTTACGCCTCGGTTCATCATGATCCAAAGCCTCGGACATCGCCAAGGTCTGCGTTCAACAGCAACTTACCTAGCTGATAGGTGCCGCCAACAATGTTCGACGTAAACCGCAGGCGCAACTCTCGACGCTGTTCTTTCATGTCAATCTTGCCGATATTAGCGTTAAAAACATACGGAGCAGATTCCTGGTCGTCACCCTGCGCAAACGGACGCCCGGTCACAACAAGGCTCATATCGCCATCCTTGTTGAAGTCACACTTAAAAAGCTCTAAACTAATCCACCGTTTAGTCACAGCCGGGGACATCTCAAAAGGACTGCCACTTAACAAACCTAGAACGTTTGTCTCAAAGTAACTCTCAACAGCAACAGCGTTCTGGCCATTCACATAGTCAGTGCCGTACTCGTTTTGAAAAACCTCAATCAAGTCAGGCTGCGTGCTAAACGTTAACAGCTCTGTGCCAGTCGCCGTAGCGTTAGCGGTCATCGTGATAACCATCGTCCAAACCGAGGTTATAGGCACCGAGAAGCCAGACCCGCCACCTAAATCAGCATCGTCAACCTCAAGCACATCACCAACCTGGTAGACGGCGCCAGGGTTTACGATAACAACCGCAGTCACCGCGCCACCAGAAACGGTAATGTTAGCCGTTCCGTTGAACCCCGTACCGGTTATAAACGGAATATTAAGGTAAGACCCATCTACATACGTGGATCCACCAGTAATAGTTCCTAAGCCGTTAATGCCGCTTGTGGTGACCGACTGTATAGCCGTGCCGGAAGTAATCCCAGTGCCGCTAATTAGCTCACCTACAATAGCGTCAGGGTAGTACGTTGCAGTCTTCAAATAAGGCGATCCGCTTGTAATAGCAAAGCTTGCCTCAAAAACTGATTCAGAAACGGTTGTAACCCAATCAGCAGCAACCGGATAGGCAAACACCTGCGAAAAGTATCCTGCAGAGCGACGGGCGCCAATAGCACCGCCGGCGTCGTACCAGGTATCCTCGCGAACGTTATAGACAATCGCGTCGTTGCATTCAGTAGAATCACCCCGTGGGTAGTACCACCAAATCTCACCAAACCGAGGTACTTTTGTTACCCAAACTTTTTCCCTAGCGTCATAGTTTAGGTTATCGAAAAAGTAGTTCTGGTTCATGTTGTTTTTAATTTCCTTCACTGTACCGTTGTACAGAAGGAAGCGGTCAACACCGAGCCAGTAATAGATGCCGTCATATTCAATCACAGACTGTGGCGACATGATTGAAGATTGACTAGAAATAATGTCGTAACGCCAGAAAGTCGGGGCAGAAAAGTTAGGCGTCCCGGAAATACCAAGCGACTGAGGGGAATAGGAGACGCGCACAAGGCTGTCTAAGCTCCAGAACAGGCCTGAGGGGCTGTTAGAGCCACCACGCACTGGTAACCCCTGCACAATCTTGCCGGTGGCCACGTTGACCTCATTAGCGTCCGCAGAGACCCAGTCCTGGGCATTGCCGGCCGAGCAGTTTCTGATCAAGCCATCGTTACCGTAAACAAACACATACGGGTGCAATACAACAACCCCGCCAGATACGCTGACGTTATTATTAAAAGTAGCCGTCACCGTAGCGCTTGCAGTAGCATTAGCA